CTTCGGAGACAAGTATCGACTTTACTATACCCGTAGTTAACGCCGCGCAGGTGTATAGTGTAGTAACACCCGTACTTGTTAGATCTACCTTTGCATTGACGTAAGTATTAGCCATTAGTCCATGAACCAGCTTGTTGTTTCGGCTTGATTAATTATTTTATTATTACGGAACGCTTGGTCTACTTGGTTAAAATACAGCCTAAGTACATTATTCATACTATTAAAGTATGCTTGGTTATATTCTGTAGGGGGGAGCGGTAGAGCGGGTGCTCTAAAGGTTACATTATAATTCGTATTATCTGTTGTCATTACCGCCTCCCATCCGCACGGATGTCAATTCTAGGAGAACCTAACTGCCAAATAACCCCTGCACCTGAAGACTCTATCTTCAAAGACATTTGCCTAGCTCTTATTCTTATGTCTAAACGATCTGTGTACTTTTCTACAGGAGCTACCGCTGATCGGGTAATCCCTCCACTGTTACTACCACCTTGAGACGTAGGGTCACTAATACCCGACCCCGAACTATTAAAAGGTATTAGACTTAAAGTAGCCGCAGGGTTATCTGCCGTAGACCCGTCAAAAGTAATATCTGGTACAACACGGTTTACAAAACTAAACTTATCACCATCGTCTATGTCAAATTGAGCAGAAGATATGTTAGCGGATATAGCAGTAGGAGTAGTCGTTTCGTTATCATCTATTCCATTTTCATGCTCTACTACATTGTTATTATAAGTAGCAGCTAAAGGAAAGTCTTGTAGTCCCGAATCTAGCCATGCTGTTCTAGTCAAGGTGCCGTAGTACCATATATCTTGTTCGTAGTTATAGACTATGTACTTATCAATAGTAGTGCTATCTTTAGAGCAATAGAACCACCATACTTCATGAAAAGCCTCTACTGTACCTGCGAACACTTGATCCATTTGCCTAGTGTTTATGTCATTAAATACATGTCTTCTAAGGTCGCAGCGAAGTTGACGAATACTACCGTCATAGCTGTAAAACTTATCCATACCCATCCAGTAAGAAACACCATTCGCATAACCTACCGCGTTTTGAGAAGCTATAGAGGTGTGCTGCCCAACAAGCTGAGAACTCCAAACAATAGGAGCACCTACATATTGAAGGGCATATAAAGAAGAGTCTGTCCAAACCAATATTTCTTGTCGAGACTGTCTAGCTGTTATAATAGAACTACCCTGCGAAAGTCTTAAACTACCCGCTTGATTAGTTGCTGCGGGAGTCCAATTAACCACACTTTCTTGGTCTGACCATCGAATAAGTAAAGGGTCTTGAATAGCAGTACTTATAGTGTTTGCTCCTAAACAAAACACAAACCGACTAACATCTGAGACAAGCACGGTATTTATTACTGTAGGTACATCGGACGCATTAGCTAAACTAGATACCGCAACGGCTCTATTACCTGTACCGTTTGACGAATCCCAGTAATATATGCTCCCTCCACGAGGTACAATTACAAGGTCTTCTCCGAAACTAGCTTGAGTCCATAACCGTAAAGAAGACTCAGATGTACTACCTGTGCCCCAAGTACCGCCTCCCCAAGTACCACCACTCCACCCTGAAATAGGTACTGCTATGTCGTACCCAACGCTAATTTGATACTTACCTACAACAGAGCTACCTCCATTCCCACTATCACTAGCATTTGCGGTAACAGTGTTTCCATCCACATCTTTTGCAGTAAGCGTGTAACTATTAGCATCAACAACACTAGCTATTTGGTATTCTTGGTTAAGAACTGTAGCGGTCACTAAGCCACCTAAAGTAGCTGCTCCAGAAAAAGTAACAAAATCATTTACTAAAGCACCATGAGCGGTATCCGTTACGGTAAGCGTAGATGATCCATTAGTAGCTGCAAAAGTTACATCCCCCGCAGCGGTAGTAGCTCTAAGAGGAGTTACATCATAGTAGGCTCCACCTTGACTTACGTAAAACTTTAGGTGTGTACCTACTCCTAAAAAGTTTGCTCCTGTAAGAGTTACCCAGTTAAATAGCGACCTACACAGTCCTAAGAACGTGTTGTTTGATATACGTGTCCAGCCACCAATACGTTCCGCAAAACCTTGTCTAAACCGCACTTTGTCGCATTCAAACCAAGAGTCCTCGTTACTATAACTAGTTTTTTCTCTATTAACTCCGGGTCGTAAATTTAATTTTTTCAGGGTCATGTTATGTACCTGTTAGACAGCATCAGGCCAATTCTGTGCTTGCATTACTGCTTGCAGAGCATCTACGTTTGCTGCACCAGCTATCGCAGTTTCTAATCTTGCACATTCTGTTATTACTGCCGCTCTATAAGTAACAGTTGCATCAGGTATCGCTACATCTCGTTCTGCCTTTCTGATAACCATCCAATCAGTACTAGCTAGTGCGCTGTTGGCTTGAGACTTGACTTGAGCGTTCATAGTGTACTTGAGTCCACGATTAATACGCTTCTCGCTAGTGTTAACCATCCCGCCTTCGCCACCATTCGCGCTTGCATCAAAAACTTGCACATACAACTGGTTACCATCAGCGTCTTTAGCATCTTCATCTTCAAGCCGCATTGCAGTATTAGTAAACTGTTGAGTCGCTACGCCGTCTACAAGAGCTATGTCGCCTTGTGTGACGTAATAATACTTACGGTCTTTTTGTTCTGCGTTAACGATATCTTGTAGGCCATTCTCAGTCTTAAAATCGTTATCAGCTACTCCCGCTGGAAATGAAGTGTTGGGGAACAACTGCTTGAGCGTACCTGTCGCTTCAATCGCCCCGTCTTTAATCTTTGCAAACATATTATTCTCCTGTGTTATCGGGCGTTAGCTGTTTTAAACGGTGACTCTGCAAAAGCCATGTAAAGATAAGTTCCACCATCGGTGTTCAACATTCCTCCCGTGTATCTAATTTTGAATCCGTTTGAAAGAATGTCTCCTCCGCTGTAAGAACCTTCTGCCGCAGAAGTATCTGTATAAATTGTTTTGTCAATAGCATTAAATGTGTTTCTTTTCACATCGTAGATAACCCAGTTATTCGTAGCATCAGTTCTTTTTACTAATAGCCAAGCTGGACGAAAACCCGTTAAAATCATTGGGCCATCCGCAGCTCCGTTTCCGGTGTACGAACCTATAGAACTATAAGCGTCTTTTGAGGCAAAACAATAAGCAACATATGTTTCTGAACTAGCGTTTACATTATGTGCTGTTCCAATTGAAAATACAGAGGACGTTGGAGCGGTGTCATTCCAATAAGTAGAGTCATCCGCTACTGCTGCGGTTGTACTCAAAACCAAATAATCTGTTTCGTCAGAACCAGCCATTGACAAAACAGCCCAAGGATCAGCTACGCCTCTATTTTTTACTATGACTAACTCAGGAGCTACTCCTAGCCCATGACCTATTGTTGCAGCACTACCTGTCCCTGTGTAAGTCGATATACTGAATCCAGCCGTAGTATTTGCACTGGTTTTTGTTGTGTTTATTGAGCCGTCTGTATTTGAAGACCCTGCTCCATTGCCTTTCCAATTCCAAGAAACATAATTTTCGGTATTTGTGTTGTATTCATTATCATCGCCTAGAGAAAAACCATCAGAATCAAAAGCGGTTAATCCGTCTGCGTTAGTTGCTTCAGCATCATCTGAATTAGATTCTATTTCGTTAGTCACCCCTCTAACAGCGTCTGTTAGTTTGTTGTTATCTGCCGCTGATCTATTTTTAATCCAAACCCAATCAGGTTGATGACCTACTCCAGAGATTGATTGAGTGCTGCCATTACCTGTATAAGTTACTGTGTTAAAATGTGCTGAAGGAAGAGCAATAGCTGGGTCTGAAAGATTAGAAACTGTTAAGGCACTAAACCCTGATGGAGGCGTGTAAGAAAAAGTTTTTTGACCAAAGTTTAAAGAAAGGTTAATAGCATTTGGACTTCCCGGCCCATAAAATCCGGGCTTCCAGCCATCACTAGCAGTGAAAGTTCCAGCGGGGTTTGATCCTGTTGCTGGATTTCCTGAGTCTCCCCATGTGTTACTGTCTGCAAAAAAGATTTTCCCATTGTCACAATCAACAGCTACGCCAACAACATCGCCATTGCTTACTGCTCCGCTCATGTACGTTGCGGCTGATGACCCTTGAGTAAATTTTTGTCCTGTATTGGCAATTAATGTGATTTGTGAACCAGTCACCCAGCTTCCAGAATCTTGTGTATAGCTAGTCTTATAAATTCCAAAATAAGCCGCACCTACGGTTGTACACGTTACCTCCCAGTACCATTTGCCGGTATTCGGAAGACGCATTGTACCGCTTGTGTCACTGTGATTTGACGTAACAAGTGTCAAATTGCCTTGACTGAGAGTGCTAGATCCAGTATCCAGCGGATTCAACGTCATGCAGTTATTCGTA